CCGGTGACGGTGGTTGTGAATCAGTATCGCACGGCGTGGCTGGCGTACTGCGCGCGTTTTGCGCTGACACCGAGCGACCGGGCAGGTGTGACGGTGGAAAAGCCGGCTGAGAAGTCTCTTTCGGAACAACTCAATGACCTGGTGATGGTGGGCAAGTTTGAATCTTGAGTTTACGTACGACACGTATGTCGAAGACGTGCTAAGTGGCGAGCAGCTGGCTTGCGACTGGGTGCGGCTTGCGTGCAAGCGACAGGCAAACGATTTAGAGCATGGTGGCGAACGCGGGCTGTGGTTCGATAGGGACGCGGCGAATAAGGTGATCGCGTTTTACGCCCTGTTGAAACACTCGATAGGCGAGTGGGCCGGGCGCCCGGTGATCCTGGAGCCCTGGCAGCAGTTTGTGATTGCCTGCATTTTTGGGTGGAAGCGCGCCGATGGAATGCGCCGGTTCAAGACGGCGATACTTGAGGTCAGCCGCAAGAATGGCAAATCGCTGATGGCGGCGGGTGTCGGTCTGTACATGATGGTTGCTGATGGTGAGGGCGGTCCAGAGGTGTATTCGGCTGCTACCAAGCGCGATCAGGCAAAAATATGTTTTGACGAAGCAACGCGAATGGTGAAAAGCAGCCCGGCGTTGTCGAAGATGTTGAGAATCTATAAAGACAATATTCATATTCCAGACACTGCTGCGAAGTTTGTGCCGCTAGGCGCCGACAGCGACACCATGGACGGGTTGAACGTGCACTGCGCGATTGTGGATGAGATTCACGCCCACAAAACGCGCGATACCTGGGATTTACTGGAAACCGCCACCGGCGCCAGGCGCCAGCCGCTGATGTTCGGCATATCGACTGCGGGATTTGACCGCAAGAGCCTGTTTTTCAGCCAGCACGAGTATACCGCCAAGGTGCTGACGGGTTCGGTGGTAGATGATACGTGGTTCGGGGTCATTTACACGATAGATGACGGCGACGATTGGCGGGATGAAAGCTGCTGGATCAAGGCAAATCCGAACCTGGGCGTGAGTAAAAAGCTCGATGACATGCAGCGCAAGGCCGCGCGGGCAAAGGAAATGCCGTCAGCTCAGAACGCTTTTATGCGCCTGGAGCTCGATATTTAGACGCAAAGCGAAACAAAATGGGTGCCATGGGTGCACTGGAATGCGTGTAACTGCGCGGTGGATGCTGACGGGCTAAAGGGGCGGACCTGTTACGGCGGATTGGACCTATCGAGCAACACAGACATAACTGCGTTGGTGCTGGTCTTCCCGCCACAGGCTGACGGCGATAGATACCAGGTATTATGCCGGTTTTTCATTCCCGAGGATTCAATGCGCGAGCGTAGCAAGCGCGATCGGGTGCCATATGACCTGTGGGTGCGGCAAGGCTTTATCAAGGCCACGCCTGGCAACGTGATTGATTACGATTTTATTCTGGCGCAGGTCGACGCCGACAAGCAGGCGTACGACTTGCAGGAAATCGCCTTTGACAGCTGGGGCGCGGCAGCTATTCAGACCAAGCTCATGGAGCTGGGCGGAGATAAGTTCATGGTGCAGTTTGGGCAGGGGTTTAAGAGTATGAACCCAGCCATGAAAGAGTTAGAGAAACTAATACTCGGGCACACGCTTGCGCACGGCAATAACCCGGTGCTGAATTGGATGGCCGATAACCTGGTGGTGCAGACGGACCCGGCAGAGAATATCAAGCCCGACAAAGAGCACTCGGTAGAGCGTATTGACGGCATGGTGGCGCTAGTGATGGCGCTAGACAGAGCCACGCGGCGCGCTAGTGATGGCGAAAAGAGTGTGTATGAAGAGCGCGATCTGCTGGTGTTGTAGGCGGTGGGGATGAGCATAAGCGATTGGATAACCAGGCTTTTTAAGCCGCCCGCTGAAAAGCGCACGAGCTTTGAGGATTTAGCGCGCATGTTTTCCCTGGGTAACACGTACAGCGGCAAGCGTGTGAGTGATGAAGGCGCGCTGCAACAGGTGACGGTATTTGCTTGTGTGCGTCTGATTGCAGAGTCTATCGGGATGCTGCCCTTGAAGCTGTATAAGCGCATCCCGGGGGGCAAGAAGCCTGCAACAGAGCACCCGCTGTATAACCTGTTGCATACGGCGCCAAATCCGTACCTCACGCCCATAGAGCTATACGAGAATATCGGCGGCCACCTGGCGATGTGGGGCAACGCTTATTGTGAAATCGAGTATGACGGCGCAGGCCATCGGCGGGCAGTGTGGCTGCTGCGTCCGGATAGGATGCGGGTCGAGATAGATGAAGACAACACGCCCTACTACGTGTATGAGCTGCCAGACGGCGAAAAGAAGGTGCTCGAGCGCTGGCGTGTTTGGCATGTACGCGGCTGGGGCACAGACGCATTTGTCGGCAAGTCTCCCATTGCCCTGGCGCGCGAATCCATAGGGCTAACGATGGCTACAGAAGAGTACGGCGGGCGCTTTTTCAGCAACGATTCCCGCCCGGGCGGTATCCTCCGGCACCCTGCCAAGCTCAGCCCGGAGGCAGCTAAACGGTTGAAGGCCAGCTGGGAGAATGCCAATGGCGGGCTGACGAATAAGCACCGCGTGGCCGTGCTCGAAGAGGGTATCGAGTGGCAGCAGATTGGCATATCGCCAGAAGAAGCGCAGTTCCTGGACACACGCAAGTTCCAGGAGCTCGAGATTTGTCAGGTTTATAGGGTGCCGCCTCACATGATTGGCATCACGGACAGGTCAACGAGCTGGGGCACTGGTATCGAGGAAATGGGTATCGGCTTTGTGACATTTACGCTGCTACCCTATCTCACCCGCATTGCGCAGAGCGTTAACCGTGATTTGCTTGGAGCGAATGAGCGTAAGGAGTATTTTGCCGAACACCTGACCGCCGCTCTGGAGCGTGGCGACTTGATGACCAGATACCAGGCCTACAATATCGGGCGCAATGGCGGGTGGTTGAGTGCGAATGATATCCGTGAGATGGAAAATATGAACCCGATAGAGGGCGGTAACGTGTACTTGCAGCCCATGAACATGGCGCCAGTGGGAAGCGAACTTGGAGGGGGAGAGGAATCAGACGAAGAGGTGAATGATGAGCAATAACGGTATTGAGAAGCGCTTTATCCCCTTTACCACGTTTGAGCTGCGTGAAGAAGCCGACAAGGCGCCTGAGCTGGTAGGGCACGCGTCAGTATTCAACCAGGAATCTGTGATTTCGAACTGGTTCGAAGAATGGCGTGAGGTGGTGGCCCCTGGGGCGTTCCGCAAGACACTTAAAGAAGCCGACATCCGGGCGCTGTTCAACCACGACCCAAACATCGTACTCGGTAGGAACAAGGCTGGCACGTTGGAACTGCGTGAGGATGACATTGGACTAGAGACAGTAATCAGGCCGCCAGATAACGAATGGGGGCGCCCTGTGCTGGACGCTGTGCGCCGAGGCGATGTAACCGGCATGTCAATATCGTTTCAGGTGATAAAAGAGTCAGTCGAGTGGCCCAAGGAAGGCAGCCAGGAATTGCCAAAGCGGACCATTAAAGAGGTAAAGCTCTTCGATGTCGGGCCGGTGACCTTTCCGGCATTCGAGCAGACTGATATATCAGCGCGCGCGAAGGCAATAAGAGCGGCAATGCAGGATGACGTTTTGCTGCTTGCCAGTGCCCTGGCGCGTAAGGCAGAGCGCGGTTACCAGATGACGCAGCAGGAACGTGCTCTGGTAACCGACGCGATAAACATTTTAAGCAACGTGATTCGTGAGCCGGTCAGCGATGACCACTCACCGGAGGTGACCAACACCGAGCCGGATATGCTCCACTCGGCAGAGGCACGGGCACGTTTACTGTGGTTGTTAAAAACAAAGATTCAAGAAGGAGACCTATCATGAACGAGCTACTTGAGAAGCGCGCCAAAATCGTAGAGGAAATGGACGCGCTGGACGCAAAAGTGCGCGGCGAAGGCCGCGACATGACCCCGGAAGAGGCTTCCGAGTGGGACTCGCTTGAGGCGCAGTATAAGACCGTTGACGCGCAGATCGAACGCGCAAAGGTACTGGAAGGCCGCAAGGCCGTGCTGGCGGCAAGTGCTGGTACGGTTGTCGGCGGCGATAAGCGCTCTGCACCAGCTATTCTCAAGCTGGGTCTTGGTGATACGGAGCAGAAAGCGTTCTGCCACTACCTGCGGTCCGGTGACAAAAGCGGGCTTGAACAGCGCGCGTATAACGCTACCGACA